GCTCTACACCGAGCTTCTGGGACTGGGTTCTAAGGGCTGACCACCGGCAGGAGATACAGGGCGACCAGCAGCACCAGGGCGAAGAACCAAAAGGGCAGACAGATCATCGGATCGAAGTGAATCGTCAGGGTTGTGGTCTCTCATATTTTGCGTGGGGGTGGTAGGGGTTGCTGGCGTCCACTGTTGAGATGATGCGAGTAACTGTTACTTACGCGGGCAGTTGTTGTTAGTAACTGCGCGGAGTTCTGCTGAGTTGTACGTCTAAATCAGTCATAGCAACGGATCTCAGCGAAGTGCATAGTTTGCGTCCATAAATCCACCGGCTGAGGGGCATGTAGGAGGGCCAAGCCGTACCCCCCACCGAGCGATTCGTGCGCGGCGGGCGGCCTCAGGGGGTCCCACTCTCAGAAACTCCTGCAATACGCCTACTTACGCACACTAAATATCAAAAACCGATTTATCGACACTTAGACCTACCCCCTTTGATCTCACAGGCCTACCCCCTCCCCAGGGGCACTAAATTAGAGGTAAGAACCACCTGCAGTCATGGCAAAACGGGGCCTCTACGCCAACATCAACGCCAAGCGAAAAGCAGGCAAGAAAATGCGGAAAAAGGGTGAAAAAGGGGCTCCAAGTGACAAAGATTTCAAGAATGCTGCTAAGACTGCAAAGAAGCGCAAGCCCAAAAAGTGATGCACCCCCTGGAGAACCCTGGCTATGGGGCTGAGAACGTCGAAGAAATGTCTGCTCGCATCGATTGGATCGAGATGCTCTATTTCGCAGATGGACGTGACAACCTCAACCACCCGCTCCACGGGCTCTACACAAAGTTGCACACGAATTACCTAGCCGCCTTACCTAGTCTTAAGGGAGCAAGTGAGAAAGCTCATGCCGATGAAGGGTTGCTACTCGATGCCGAAGGGCAAGGGGAAGGGCAAAGGGAAGAAAAAGAAGGGCTACTAAATGGATGAGCACACCCGCCACAACTGGCAGAAGATCAAGCAGATGCTTGAGCAAACCGGCAAGACCGACTGTTTCTTCTACAAGCGGGCATGTGCCCTTCTACAAGGAAAACCCGACCCCCTGAAGTAATGACTTCTACTGAATATCTCGATGACGGAACCGTCAAGGTGATTATCGAAGAAGAAGGCTTCAGGGCTGTCGGGTGGGTCTCGTCAGCGCATCTGGTGCCCCAAAAAGAGGCACAGCTGCTTAGAGCACTCAGCGGCGGTACGGAACACCCCGATATGTGAGTTTGGTAGGTGAAAGATGGGCGGAGGTGTAATCCGCGGCATCAGGGGTTCGTGCTGCAACCAGCTGAGCAATGAAACGAAGGCGTGAGGAAATTTCACGCTTCTGCAGGAGTTGAAGGGAGTTCATTGAGGTTCTCCGTAGCAAGCTCAGGTCCCCGTTCCATGGCCTGAATCGAACTGCGCTCTGTTGTGTAACAGAGTGAACGTAAGTAGCTTTCGCTACCTCTTCTTTATAGTCGAATTTACGACTACTGTGTGGGCAGAACTACATAATTATGTGCTTCTAAATCATGTCCCCAAGGGACCGGCGCTTGAGAAACCGACGGCGCTGAGCACGCGCTGCACGGAATCAGAGGAATCATTCAGAAAACGACTGTTAGAAGGCCTTCTACCGGCCCAAAGGGAGTTTGTAGACGACACAGAGCACCTGATATTAGGATTTTGCGGGGGGTTTGGTGCAGGCAAGACTAGGGCTTTGACAATTAAGTGCCTGATCATGTGCCTAGACAACCCAGGCACAGTTGGAGCAGTCTTTGAGCCCACAAATATATTATTAAGGGACGTGTGGATGAGATCTTTCGACGATGTTTTGGAAGAGTATGAGATACCACATTCATTTCGAGTGTCACCCCAGCCTGAGTACATTATCGACACACCAGCTGGATCTACGACCGTTATATGTAGAGCAACTGAGACAGTGAATAGAATTAGAGGACAGAATTTATCATTTATTTTAGCTGACGAACTTGATACATCTCCCATGGAGATTGCATCTAAGGCAAGCGAAATGTTCTTAGCTCGACTTCGTGGTGGCACAAAACCCCAGCTAGCAGTAGCCAGCACGCCCGAAGGATACCGCTGGATGTATGATACTTTTATCACTAACGGCGATAACCCAGACAGACGGCTAATTAAGGCTAAAACGACCGATAATCCTTACCTGCCAGAGGGTTTTGTAGACAGTCTTTACGCAAATTACGACGCTAATTTAGTCGCAAGCTACATAAATGGTGAATTTACGCTGTTGTCATCAGTGCGGGTTTATCACCCATTTGACAGGGATGTTCACTGGACCGACATGCAACTTGAGCCAGATGATCGTCTTTTTTGCGGTTTGGATCTCAATGTTGGAGCCTGTTTTTTGACTTTTGTTGTTCGACGGGGTGACGAGTTCCATGTCATAGGTGAAGCCCACCCGAAGGACACGCCAGCAGTCGTCAAGTTTCTTCAGGACAAGTTTCCGCATCACCTGTCCTCAGGCAACTTGGTTGTGATCCCCGATGCCGCCAGTAAACAACGCACCACAACAAACGCGAAAGAATCTGACCTTTCCCTTTTACGCAAGGGTGGGTTCGAGGTGAAGACTCAGTCATCAAATCCAGCTATTCAGGACAGGGTGAACGTCCTTAATGTCCTGTTCCTAGCCAACCGGCTGAAGGTGGCAACGGGCTGCAACTATCTGATCAAGTCCTTGGAACAACAGTCTTATGGACGCGACGGTAAACCTTTGAAAGGCATTGGCGGTGTAGACGACATTTCAGGCCCTGTTGACTCGCTTGGTTACGCGCTGTCTTATCTCGCCCCACTCCGCCGCTACACGGTCGGGAAATCGCAAATTAGAACGTGGTAAAAAACTTAGACTGACCGTACACATACGGATTCACGGGGATAGAAATGGCTGCTTCGGGCTCAACTTATCCTGATCCGTTTGGGCCAAGGCATCGACAATTAGTCGATTTCAAAGGACTGACAGGCAAGCCAGAAACTCTCACACCTGCCTCAGTCGCTGATGACGACCCCGACGCAAGGACGGGCGCTGTACTCCAGATGATGGAGCGATGGGATGCAATCAATATCAACGTAGGTGGCACAAATACTCTCCGATTTAACGCTGAGCGCATCATTCCCAGGGAGCCTTCTGAAGATGACGATGCTTTCCGTCGCCGTGTTTTTCATAGTGTCTTGCCGCCCTATGTCCAGCGGCTCGCAGCCCAGGCCACCGGCACAATCTTGCGTCGTGGAGTGCATCTTGAGGGTGGTGACGAAGAATACTGGCGTGAATGGGCTGAAGATGTCACAGGAGACGGCACCCCTCTCAACGAGTTCTGCCGGAAGACGCTTGTCGATGCGCTGCTCTACGGTCACTCCTCTGTCATCGTCGATTTCGACGCTGGTGACGCACCAGCAACCCTTGCTGAGGAAGTAGCCCTAAACCGAAAGCCTTACCTGACGAGCATCAACGCTCAACAGGTCCGTGGGTGGCGAACTGTCGGTAACAGGAGCCAGGCCCCACTCACACAGGTCAGATATCACGAAGTCGTCTCAATTCCTGAAGGCCAGTTCGGGGAGGAGCTGGTCGAGCAAATTTGTGTGCTCACCCCCATTGGCTACCAGCGATGGAGAAAGCAGAGCCCAAGGGTGCAAGCCAACGCTGGCTGGGAGATGGTCGAAGAGGGCACCCATACGGCGGGTGAAATTCCCTTTGTGACCGTCTATAGCAACCGCTTGGCCACGCTTTACAGCAAGCCACCCCTGGAGGAGGTTGCACACCTGTCGATTGCATATACACAACGCTTCACTGATTACATGAATTCACTCCATGTGGGTTCAATGCCTCTGCTTACATTGCGAGGTTTCGACCCTGACATTGGGCAAGAAAGTTTGGGTCTGTCGGTGAACAAAGCCATCCTGCTGCCACCAGATGGAGAGGCCAGCATTGTTTCTCCCCCATCTGACTCTTACCAAGAGCAATTACGTTGCCTGACGACCCTGGAGGAGCAAATCAGCTCCCTGGGCATCTCGGCTCTCGCCAAGCAGAACATCACAAACACTGCGGCAGAGTCGAAGCGACTGGACCGGATCGATAGTGACTCGATCATGGCAATCATCAGCCAGGATCTGGAAAGAGCGGTAGGTGACATCCTGCGAATTGCCGGTAAATATGTAGGGAAGGAACCCCCAAAAGTCACGATTCCGTCTGACTTCGAGAACCGGCTTCTCGATGGCAACCAAATCACTGCGATGTTGCAGCTCCAGATGCAGAACCAGATTTCACAATCCACGCTGCTTCGCATCCTCAAAGAAGGAGAAGTTATCCCGCCCTATGTGGACGTGGATGAGGAAATCCTGCGCACCAAGGACGAAATGGATGCCGACCTGGAGAACGAGCTGAGGAGTGCCCAAGCCTTCCAAGACTTGGAGATGGAGGCAGCTCAGGAGAACGAGGGTGGCGTCACCAGCGGTGATGCAGCTGGCGGCAGCGGAACCGGCTCCAACACGCTACCAACTCCTCTAAGACCGGGAAAACATGCAGATTGATGAGGAGAAGAAACAGGAACGACTTCTGCTGCTCTTGCTGGCACTAGCCAGGGAGACAGAAAAGAAGGTCAATACACCGGTACGCCGTCGTCTCACTGAAGTGATGCGGCGGCTTCGACGTTTGATCCAGCGCATGTCGCCCACAGGGATGCTTCGGCAGGTGGAGTGGACGCGCCTCAGCCCCCAGGTGGTGCCCCTGCTTGAGGAGATCGTGCAGAGCATGAGGGTTTATCTCCTACCTAGCCTTCAGCAGCTTCTGCCGGACGTACAGGACGCAGCTTTCGACTACCAGCAGAACTTCGTAGAGGAAGTCAGCATGGCTGAGCTTCGGCCTAAGACTCAGGCAGAGCTAATGACAACAATCCATACCGGAACAGGCATAACGTTGCTGACCATGATTGGGAAAGCGAGAGCAGGAAGTCGATTGGCCCGATCAATGGCCAAAGATCTTGATCGGATGGTGCGTTCTCAGATCCTTGCTGAGGCAACAACGCAAGAGATAAGCGACAAGGTGATCAAGTTGATGCAGAGCAAAGGAGAACTCAAAGCGGTACTAAACACCGGCAGTTATGCGAATCAGATGTGGAACAGGCTGACCGCAACAACGGCAGGCGCGGTGTGGCATCTCGTCAACACAGGACTTAATGAGACGTGGCAGGACTTGCCAGTCAAAGGGTGGTACTGGAATTCACGGCTGGATCCAATCACATGCCCTGTTTGCCGTCCCTTACACCTGCAGAAGAGAGCAACACCTTCAGCGTTCCCGGCACAACCACCCATTCACCCAAATTGTCGCTGTTCGATTATTCCCGAACTAGGCTAATTACATTATCAAGGCAGTTAGGTATGGCTTGCTGGATCCCCGGCCCACGGAACTTGTGCTGGCCAGCAAAGCCTGAGCAGTTTGCCAAATGGAAAAACGGGCAGATTGTGGAGCCTGAACCCGAAAAAGAAGAGCCCAAACGTCGCCGTCGGGCTCAAGGGGGATCCAAAGCTCAGAGTGCCGAATCCGATTGAATACGCAAGTAGTTACTACCTGCGGGGATACTTAGCCATCAGGAATTGAAAAACAAACTGGATGAGGCTGTTCTCTCTTAAGCGGCTCATGCCGACGAGTTCGCTGGCAGCGTAGAGGCCAAAGCCCACCATCGCCGCTGTGTTGGGGTCGAGGTCCATGATTGGACGTAATAACTATCTAAAGGCTACTTCTGCTGCTCAAGTCGCCTAAGACGTATTTCGTGATCGTCGATCCGTTCTTTGAAGTCAAGTCGTAGCAGTGTGATCTGTTCTAGGACGATCGTGATCCTGGCATCCATTGCACTAGAACGCTTATCCAGACGCCATAGTGCGCCAACACCGGCTGAAATTATCACCGTGGCCAGACCCGAAAAGAAATCCACGGATCACCAAATAAATACCTTCTCTAAGCATACTCTCATTTTATCTTCTTAAATACGTCGGTATTTAGTATCAAGTTAATAACTTATTTAGTGCCTATATTTAATTAGTAACCTCCACTTATTGATGCCTGAGGACATGTCGGCAACCGAGTCCGTGACCGGTGCAGAAGCGGCTGTGCCGCCGAATCCGCCGCAACCCGCACAACCTTCTGTCGACCCTCAAGAATTTGAGGCGTTGAAACATAAGCTCGGCCTGGCTAATCACCACGCCAAGCAAGCAAAGAAGGAAAAGGAAGAGTTGCAAAAGCAGTTCGTTGAACTATCGGAGCAACTCAACTCAGTACGGGAGGCACAACAGAGTGCAGTACGCGAGAACCTGGAAGGCCAGGGTGCATACAAAGAGCTGTATGAGCAGGAGCGTGCTCGGGCCAAAGAGCTTGAGACCACGCTGCTGACGGAGCGAGCCGAGAACGCACGAAAGCTTGAGTCTGTGACTCAGGAGCGTGCGCAGGAGCAGCTGAAGAACGCGGCACTATCTGCGATCAGCCAATCCAACGCGCTGAAACCCAACCAGCTCTACATGTTGTTGTCACCTTCGTTGCGTCAAAACGAAGAGGGAAATGCAGTTGTGCTCAACTCGGGCGTCGAGCAACCGCTGCAAGATTACCTCTCCAATTTGAAGCAATCGAACGATTGGCAGCACCACTTCGGAGCTAGTCAAGGGCGAGGCATCGGCAGCGCACCGGCAGCGTCTTCAGTAGCACCCGGGATGTCAAATCCCTATGTCACCAGGAACCTAACCGAGCGACTGCGCCTGGAGGTGGAGAACCCCGCATTGGCCCAACAGCTGAAAACTGAGGCGTCTCGTGGGTGACTCACGGTAAACCCAACCCCCTAAAGATCGATGGCCGCAACCTTCACAAATTACTCCGGAGGAACGTTCCTCGGGGATCTGGTTACAAAACCCCAGTTCCGAGATTACGTCAACCAAGAAATCTACGAGCGTTGCTCATGGATTCAGTCTGGCGTTGTTACCCGCAACGCTGCACTTGATGCCCGTGACGGTGGCGTCCGGGTCGAAGTTCCGTTCTTCAAGCCGGTAACTGAGTCCGAGACCACCATCGGATCTTCAGCTTCTTGGAACACGAATGGCTACCTCGTTCCTGACAACATCACTGCTGGCTCACAGATCGCAACCATACTCCACAGAGGTGGTGCGTTTGCCGCAGATGACCTCTCAAAACTGGGATCTGGGGCAGATCCGATGCAAGCTGTGGCAGGCTACATGACCAAAACCATCCTCAAGCTGCGCTCAAAAACGCTGCTTGCAATGATGAATGGCATCTTTGGTAGTGCTCTCTCAGGCAACTGCGTTGATGTATCTCAGGCGACTTCTGGTGCTGCAGAAGCCAACTACCTGAGTGCAGCAAATGTCATCAAAGCTCAGAACGTGCTCGGTGAGCGCGGTGACGAGCTGGATGTCATTGCCGTTCATTCCCACGTTGCAAATTACCTTCGCCAGATTGGTGCTCTTACCTTCAGCACCAGCGCCCTCTCAACCGGCGGCGCAATCACCTGGGGTGGCGGTGGCCTGGGTGCTCAAGCTGAGCCCTCCCTGTTTATGGGTCTTCGCGTGATTGTTGATGACCTTCTGGTCCCAACTATCAACGCCAGTGGTGCTGACCAGTATCCCTGCTTCCTACTTGGCAGCGGGGCGATTAACGAGGGTGTGCAACAGGAAACCCGCTACGAATACGAGCGAAACATCCTGAGCAAGCAAAGCGTTATGTCCTGGGACCACCACTACTGCTTCCACCTTGGCGGTGTCTCCTGGAACTCCTCCAGCGACAACCCTGAGAACAGCGCACTGTCCACCAACAGCAACTGGGCTCTCCGTTATACGGATGCACGTCTGGTTCCTGCTGTGAAGCTGATGGTGAACTCACCGTTCGCTGCAAACGTCTGACCTAGTCCGACTGGATCAGCAAATTATCGAGGGAAGGGGGGTCAACCTCTTCCCTTTTTTATTGTTCACTTAATTAGAGTGGAAAGAGAACCTAGAGGCATGATCGGTTTGGTGAGGATGCACTGCTACCGATCAGGTGTTTTCTGGCTTTGCGATGTCCCTGTGGGCGAAGCAAAGCGCAAACGGCGTGAGCTTGCTCAAACCGGCTGGGTGATCACTCATTCAGAGGTTGTTTGATGGCTATCGACGCAACCGTTGGCGGAGCTAACGCAAATTCCTATGTAACCCTTGCAGAGATGACTGCTTACGCAGCAACTCAGAGCTGGAATGCGACCTGGACTGCATATACACAGGACCAAAAAGAAATCAGCCTTATCTCTGCAGCCAAGTGGCTAGACACACTCACCTACAAAGGCACCCGTAACGCCACCACGCAGCGGCTCTCCTGGCCACGGACAAGCGCGACCTTTGATGGCGTTACCTCTGCAAGCGATTCGATCCCTGCACAGATCAAGACAGCACAGATGGAGCTGTCCTGGCAGCTTCTACAGGACCCCGACGCACTGATTTCAGCAGGCACTGCACCGCAAGGAACCTACTTAAGTGAATCGAAGCTGGGTGACTTGGTGCAGAAGTACCAGCAATACCAAGGCTCTAACCCCTCTTCAATCGACAACGTCAACGATCCAAAGGTTTTTATCAAATATCCCTGGCTCCGAGACCTCATCGGTGGCTGGTTAGGCGGTCTTTCTGGTGGGGTTGGTCTTATTGAGAGGCAGTAATGAGCAAAGTTGACTCCGTCTTCGGGGCTGTCCCTGGACCTGTCATCAAAGAGTGGGGCACCAGCTGCACCTTCATCAAAAAGGGAGAGGGGACCTATGACCCCCAGACCGGACTGGTGACAAACAGCGGCACGACCTACGCGGTCAAAGCCGTGATGCTCGATCTCGACAAGACAGCGTCCAAGCTCTACCAGGAGGAGGACTTCAAGATCATGCTCGATGCAGAGCAGATCAATAACGAGTACATGACCACGAACGACATGTTCCGGGTCACTTTCAACGGGGTTCTGCGCGACTGCAAGATCATCGAAATCAAGACCTACAGGGGTGACAGTCCAATCCTGTTCACCTGCATAGTGAGGCCGCAGTGAGCAAGGACATCTCCCAGCTGGTTCCGGATCTTCGAGTGATGCTCCAGGACGCTCTCGAAGAGGCGACCGCAGCAGTCCACGAAGAGCTATGGAAGGAAAGCCCGTGGTGGAGCGGGCAGTTTGCAAACAGCTGGGAGGTGTTGCCAGGTAAGCGGTCAATCAAGCCGAATATTGCATCGGCGGATAATACGCAGGGAGGCAAAGGGTCTTATCCAGGAGTGACAATCCCGGCTTCTCCTGGGCTGAAGGGTTACTCGATTGGCAACAGGACGAAGTACAGGCTGTCGGCCATGGACGTTAAGCCGCCGCACGAACTAGGTAGAAGAGCACCAACATTCAGGACCAAATCCGGCAAACCAGTGAAGCTGTCAGCACCGAGATACTGGTATGACAACTATTTGAACACTGGAATCCGAGACACAATAGAGACAACGATTGCCAACGTATTTAGGAGATACTCATGAGCCTGCAAGCCATCAGATACAAGATTGAAGGCCCTATAAGCCAAGCACTCACGACTCAGAGTGTTTCGTTCTACGGGGAGAACCAAACACCGACTGATCTGGATGCCGACAAGGCCTGGGCAAGAGCCAGTGTGTCCTTCGGATCCATGACAACCAGCGGCCTAAATAAAAACTTTGAGCGCATCCGAGGCTCGATCGTCATTGAGTTATTTGTGCCCAAGAACCAAGGCCCTGCAGAGGCACAAACAAAAATCACACCTGTGATGATGGCCCTTAATGCCATCAATGACGACAACGTGGACGGCTCATCCGCTACCGGAGCAACTGTATGGGTTCGCGATGTAAGAGGCCCCGACTTTATGGAGATGGACGAAGGCCCATTTTTCATGGCCCGAGTGAATGCTGGATTCACAGCTAGTTACACTTAAAGCAGTCGAGTCTGTGACCGACTGACGCCCGAAAGACGCCCGAATCGTCCTTCGCTTCCAAAAAAGTGCCAGTCCAAACAGGCAAGAGCGTACTTACCGGTAACTCCGGAAGTATCTCTTTTAAGCCAGCCGCAACAGATCTCGGCTTGGCTGATTACAGCGACTTTCCAGGCGGTACTGACATCACTGTGCCCCTGGGGCATGGTTTCCGTATTGGCGACAAAGTCAAGTTTGCTGAAGTTGATAGCGGTCACATCGACTCCGGTTTGACTGTCGCCACTGACTATTACGTCAAGGCGAAAACCGCTTCGACCATCACTGTTTCCGCCACTAACGGCGGCTCCGCAGTCACCCTCGCAGGTGATGGCGGCACCGGCTCTGCAAATACTCAGGGCTACGTCCGAATCTTCCTGTCGGATTTCACGGCAGTCGCGAACGTTTCCAGCTTCGAGTTGAGTCTCGAAAGAGACCAAATTGAAACCACATCGCTTTCCACGGGAGCGAATGCCTCTGATGGTCTTGCACAATTCAAGACCTATCAGGCCGGTTTCATCGAGGGCACCGGTTCCATGGAGGTTCAGTTCACAGCTGACCAAGACACCATGGCATCACGACTGCTCGACTCTTCACTGAAGACTGAGCAATCTGGTGCTGAAGTGAAGCTGTACGTCAACACCATCGCTGCAGTCGGCGGCGGTACTGATGACGCGGCTTCTGCATACATTGAGGCTCCGATCACAATTCTGGGCTTCAGCTTCTCCGTATCTCCGGAAGAAGTGACCACCGCAACCTTGAACTTCGCGCTGTCCGGTCAGCCGACTACGTTCAAGCTCTGATTCATACTTACCTAGCCCCGTATTTATGCGGGGCTTTTCTATTTAGTTAGTATGAATGCAACTAAGTAGGTTGCATGTCTGCAGGACTTGACCAGCTCAAAAAGGCTGCGAACCTCAAACCGCTCAGAAAGACAGTCACTCTCGGAGACGGAAGTGAGTTTGTTTTCTACTCGTCGCCTTTGACGATGGCTCAGCGTGAGCGTGCAAACCGCGACTCAAAGTCTGACGACATCAACGTCTTTGCTCTCCACCTGCTGGTAAACAAAGCGCAGGATGAAAACGGCGGTCGCCTTTTTGGCCCTGGAGATATTGCAGCACTGAAAAACGAAGTCAGGGATGAAGACCTGCAGGCTTTGATGGTGGCCGTGCTCCAGAACCCAGATGATGAGGAGGATCAAGAACTCGATCTCAAAAGCACTCGAAAGAGAGCTTGAGAAAGACAACTGGATGATGCTGTCTTTCGGGGTGGCAAAAGAGCTTGGGATGACCGTGCAACAGCTGCACGAAAATGTCACTCAGGAAGAGCTACTCGGATGGTCTTGCTACTTCAGTATCTTGAATAAACGCCAGGATGCAGCACTTAAAGCTACGAAGAGGCGTCGATAGACTGAACTAAGTATCGGGTCTAGAGAGTGGCTGCCTATAACGCTGATATTCAGATTGGCGTACAGGGCATAAATAACCTGAGAACGCTTGAGCAGCAGCTCAATCGGGTCAGTAACAGTGCAAAGAAAATATCGCAGACACTGAAGGGACTCAAGGTCAACCAGCAGACAGTAAAGATAAACACGAAGGGAGCGATAACAGCAGTCAAAGACCTTGAACAGCGGCTGAATAAGCTGAGTAAGCCTGTCAATGTCGATGTTCGATATAGAGAGACGCGGCGAGGGTCGAGAGCTTCGCAGCCATCGGGCAGTCGAAGCACTGGAAGGCTGACAACCCCCCAAGCAGAACAGACTCAAGTAGTAGAGGCAAGAAACAACAAAGTGCTTCAGGTGGAGGAGCGGAGGAAGAAGGTATATGAGGAACTAAATCAAAGCATTCAAAAAAGAAACAAGCTGCTGGAACAACAGCAGAAGAATATCAGGGACCTGCAGGCAGCAAACAAAGGAGCTGACGCCAAGGAGAGATTCTTTGCCTCTGAAAGGGTCTTCGGTCAAAAAGCAGGAAACAAGCGGTCTATCGGTCAAGCGATGGACATCACAGGACGGCAGGTAGTCCGACAAGGAAATGCAATTAACAAGCTAAACGTAGGCATCGCGAAAACACAAAGAAAATACGAAGCATTAACTACTGTTTCAAATAATTTTCACAACGAAGAGCGACGGAGAGTCAGGCAAAGCACTGAGGCATGGGGCAGATACACATCCCGGCTTGAGAAGGCGGCTAAGAAAAAAGCCGCACTAGGAAAGGCAGGGAGAGGGGCCGCCACAGCCGGTGGTGTTGCTGCATCTTCTGCACTTTCAGGGATCCCAGGCCTGGGGGGTGCCGCCACAGGTGCAACGATCGGCTTCGCCGTTGGTGGGCTTCCCGGCGCTGCATCTGGAGCATTAGCGGGAGGCGTTGTCGAGGCGACCGCCGCAGTGGTGAACTTCGGTGCTGAGGCTGTGAATTTCAACAACCAGCTGAAGTTGATGCGTCTTGCCTTGGCAAATACGGTAGACACAACTGATGAATACAAAAAAGCAATAGATGCAATCGACAACGCAAGCAGAGATTTTGTTATTCCGATCCAAACAGCCACTCAACAATTCACCAAACTGAACGCAGCAGCTCGCGCATCAGGATCTGATGTCGCAGAAGTTGAACAGGTATTTAGAGGTTTAGCAGCCGCAAACTTGGCACTGGGAGGCAATACAGAACAGCTAAACGGAATACTTTTAGCGACAACTCAGGTGTTCAGTAAGGGCCGCGTAATGGCC